CGCGTGAACGACGTGTTAGGCATCGCGCCACCAAGCACGAACCCATTATCGCCCTGGTCCTGGTTTGGCTTAAATTCGATATGGACGCCGTCGTAAGTAGTCAGGTCGGTCTTGTCTGACCCATCGAGCATCGCCTCCATCGACCGAGACGAAAGGGTCTGTGAGGCGCTGATCGTATAGGTGCCCGTGCCGCCCGTTCCGGTGCCGAGCGCCGTAATTCTGGTCCCGGCAGTGACGCCGGTCCCAACAACAGTCTGTCCGACGGCAAGCAGTCCAGAACCAGCGGCAAGCGCGGTCACTGTCATCGTCGTGCCGCTCATGGACGCGATAAACGATACGTCGCCGGCGCCGTCATAAATCGTGCCGCCAACCAACACGCCGTTCTGCACGAAGCCCATATACGCCTTCGACAGGCGCGCGCCCATGAACAACTCGGGCTTGAGCGACGACCAATCCTGCCGGGAAAAGACCTGCTCGGTGGCGTTTTGCGCCATGCCGGCGCCGAACTGCAGCAATATGAGGCCGTTTCGAGAGGCGTAATAAACGCCTTCTTCAGAGCTTACGATTGAGCTGCGAGAAATACAGGGCTCTTTGATGGCTGTCGCGACCAAAGCGATGGTGCTGGGATGAATGCCCTGGCCGACGTATGGCGTGCCTTCAGTGAGCACGGCAAACGACTGGCCGGTATTACCCATCCCAACAATCGGACGCGCTACTGCAAGCGTATATGTCGCCGGCCACGCATGCGGACGATACGGCTCGCAAAACCACAGCTCGTCCGTCGCCGACCAGGCTACAATCATGCCGTTCGGGAGCACACGGCACCCTTCCAGGTTGCTGGGCGGCGAAGTCCAGAAGGTGCTCGCCAGCTGCGTGTTGCCAGTGATCGCGGTGTCGGCGGTCGTGTCGTTGTAAGACGCAGTGCCAAGCGCTACCTGCGCGACTCGATAGAACGTCGCGCCGCCATTGCCGTCGGCGACGGTGCGATAAATGTTGATGTATGCAAGATTGCGATTGGTCGTAGCTGTTCCCGGCGCCGAAGGAATTGTAAGTGTCCAAGTGCCGCTCGATGCGCCAGTTCCGGACACCGCCGGGCTTGGTGGACCTTCTTCGCCATACGCCGTTTGCCAGGTGTAGACATACGAACGGACAACCGCCGAGCCGGCGGGCGGCGTAATCGTGAGTCCGGTAGTCGGAGCAGGAACGCCGAGCAAAAACCACGGGTCGCCATTCTTGAGGCGCGCAAGCGTGTTGTATTGCGGCGCTACCGTAGGCGAGATTTGATAATAGCGCTCGTATTGGTCGTCAGCTGTGGGCGCGCGAAACACGGTCGTATATTGGTCTTCGAACTCCAGCCAGACCGACTTCTCGGTTATTCCATCACTCTCATATCCATCCGGGATACGGTAGACGTAGCGTGTCGACACCTTGTTGAGCGAACGAAGTTCTTTCGTCTGCCGGAACGTGCGAAGGTCGCCATGATAGACCCAGGCGTTCTGGGCGTAATACGCGGCATTCTCCGGCAGCAGAGCTGCCGAGCGCGAAGGCATCATCCCGGCAAAGTTTTCAATCTTGATCGCCGCCATCGGGCTCCCCGCTACAAACCAGTAATGACTTTCACGTCCTTACCTCGCGCGGTAAGTAGCGCATCAACAGTGTCGGCGTTGGCGCGCACCATCTCATTTCGGAAGCTCTCGGTAGCGGCGCCAACCTGCCGAGTCTGATGCGCGTTCTCAAGTTGTAGAACAGGCATCCACGCGATCGCGCACCCCCACTCGTCGATTTCTTTCCCCGACTGCGGGTTCGTCCCACGCACCTGCGTAAACCAGGCGCACTGAAGGCCGACGCAGTCCTTTTTAAGGAGAGGGCAATATTTCCCCGGCTTCAGCTCCATGATCAATCCTTTGTCGCGACGATGACGTCGACGTATTTGAGATCGGCCATCGGGAGAGAGTGGTTGTGTGCCTGTCCACCGCCGGTGTTTGCGTTTGCGACAGTAACCCCTGTCTGGGAACTAGACGTCGGACCATAGGGGCTCGATCCGCTCCCGAGCATATAAGAGCCAGTTGGGTATAGCCCGCCTGTTACAGTAACGCCGAGCGTATGCGTATGGCCTGGGTCATTGACCGTAGCTACGTGCGTATGAGCCGGTATCTGATTAACAGTGAGCGTCGTATTGCCGGCGGTGACGCCGGCGGCGAACGCTGCGGCAAATCCGGCGGAGCCGCCGCTCGACACCGATCCGCTCACCACGCGTAACGCGGCGTCATTTATGGATGTATCTTTTGTCCAGCCCACTGGCGCGCTCGATTGGCGAAAAAGCATCTTTGTGCCAGAGGGGAACTCCTCTGAAAGAAGCGACTTCGACTTGATCGCGCCAGTCGCGTCCGCCCAATAGAGCTTGCCATTCAACTGGTCGATATAAAGCTCACCGTCCTCAAGAGCGGTAGGAACGACGCCAGTTTTGGTTCGGTTGAGCTTTATAACGGCCATGGTGTGCTCCTGTTACTCGACAGTGCGCGAGCGAGCGCGGGCTTCGGCTTCGGCGACTGCTTTCTTGCCGGCCTCGATCTCAGCTTTCAGGCGGTCTTCGGCGGTGGCAATCGCAATCTGCCCGGCCAACTGTTCATCGGCGGTAGTCGGCAGCGTTGCGCCGACAGGTTCCGGCGCCGGAGTTTCGACAACCGTCACGACAACCTCGGGGGTGTCGGCAACAGGTTCGACCGGATGCTCGGGTTGAGTTTCAATCTTTTTATGTCTCGTGGTCATCGTTCGCTCTCCATGTCATGTTGTTGCCGGCGTCCCAAAATAAATAATCAGAGCCCCACGTCAGGCCGCCGCCAACCCCCAACAACTGCGACATAATACCGAAGAAAGCGCCAAACATCAGCGCAGCCCCACAATGTTAGTTGCAGTCGTGGCGTTCTTGATATGCGTCCCCGCAAACGGGTAGTAGACGCCAGCGAGACAGTCGGTAAATGTCACAGTGGTGCCACCAAGCGTCGTAATGACGACGTTGCCCGCACCGCCGACGTAGAACCCACGAAATGCTTGCGGCTGTGCGCTGTCGCTTTTTGTCACTGCGAAAGCGTCCACGATCGGACCGCTATCATAGTTGCTGCTCACGTTCAGTCCTCCGTGTCAAACGTGTCACCCCTGGGCATAGCTATCTCCTTTACCCACGAGCGGCTTTGTTACGAGACCAGCCGCGGGGAAACCGCCAGACCTGGTTACGATAAGTGTATCTCCGATTAGCTTCGCTACGAGCTTTGGAGATCGCCCCGCGAAACGCAGTTCCGTGATAGGCGGCAAGTTGGGCGTTGGTGTAGGGCTTCGCCGGCTGCGCGAGCATCCTCGACAGGACGCCTGAAATAAAATCGCTCATGTACAGATTGAGCACCCAAGCAGGAAACGTCGGGAACCCTTCGTTATCCAACGGCTCGTTGACCGTCAAACTTACCTGCGCGGTATAAGTAACAGCCTCGGACGGAGAATTGAAAAGCGCCAGCTCGTTATCGTTCAATAAGTCAAGCACCGCCCCTACGGGCCGCTCATAATTATCCACCACGCCAATCAACCGGACGATCGATGCGGTCGCAGTCGGAACGATCGTATAGTTCAACGTGTTGGGGACTACCGGCACGTCAATGTCTTCGCGCCAGACGTTCGAGTCTTGAAAAAACTCGTTCATGGCGTTGTATATTTCGAGCTGGATAACGCCGTCGATCGCGCCCGGCAGTTGGACGCGGAGATTGTTCATCAGCCGAGTGATGTCAGCGGTCGCCATTTTATGCTCCGTTGCTCATCAGTTGGGCCGTGAATTTGGCCAGGAGCGCCGACGCACGGGCGTCATTTGTCTCCTCGACGTCACGGAGCTGTGTTTGTCCGACGGTGTAGTAAAGAAGCGACATCCGATATTGCTGGTCGAGCGCCACCGCCGTCGATGGAGACGCCTCCGAATAACTTGGGACGCTGCTGGGCGTCGCAAGCATGAGGTCGGGCCGCAGCTTGCGGATTTCGAGCAGACCAAGATTGAGGTTCGCCACAATATCGGCGTCGGGATAGCGATATGGCGCCACGGCGTCCTGCAGCATCGACCGCGCCTGAGCGAGATAATCTGCCACTGTTGCCAGCGCCGCCATATCAAGAACCCCTCAAAGAGTGCGGAGGGGCTCGAAAGCCCCACCAATTAGCCGTTGGCGTAGGAATGCGCCACCATGACGACGGCTTCCGAACCAGCGGTCGCGTTGGTGATAATAACGTCCCAACCCTGGCACTTGGCGGTCGCAACCGTCGACGGGCCGACGATCGTCACGCCCGAGCCGGCCGTAACCGTCGTCGTGCCGGAGTTGGCGTTGTAAATACGAAACGGCAGCGAGCAGCCGACTTCGACATTCGGAAACGCCGCGACCAGCTGCGCCGCCGTCGGCGTCGTCAGCGTGTAGGTCGAACCACCAGAGAAGTGATAGACGCCGCCCAGAAAGTCCGCCGCAGCAGCCGTCGCAGACGAGCCCGTGGTGACTGCCTTGTAGACGCGGCTGGTAATGAGATCGAGCTGATCGGCGAGCAAGCCAATCGCAGCGCCCTCGCTACCGACAGTGACATTAAAGCGAGACATAGGATTACTCCTGTGAATGAGAAAAGAATGGGGGCGCTAGGCCCCCATCGATTAGGCGCCGCCCTGCGTAACGATCGCCTGCGCAATCGCCTTGCCGTCCAGAACCTTGAAGCCGTAGACCTGCAGGCCGCGCAGCAGCGTCGCGAACGCACGCTCAGAGCGGATGGTCTCCAGTTTCGTGAACTGGCTGGCGAACGTCAGACCGTGGGCATGGCCCGCGTAGATGACGTTGTTGCCGGCGGACATCGGGTTCGTGCCCGCGTCCCACAGCGCGCCCGCGGACGAACCAGTCGGCAGAAGGTTGCTGACATAGATCGTGAAGCGGTCGACCATACCCAGACGGCCGTTGCGCAGCATGGAGATGCTGTCGCCCGACAGATACGCCTGACGGAGTTCCGAACGCTTGATCTGCGCGGCGGCCCACGTCGGCATGACGACCCAACGCCCCGTCTCCGGGATGTTCTGCTCGTCAAGCGCCTGGCCCAGACGCAGAAGCACGTCGAGGACTTCGATCTGACCGGCCGACGGACTGCGGCTGACCAGAGACAGCGGCGACGCATAGGTGCCGAGGTTCAGGTTGCCGGACACCGCGCCAGCGGTCGCGCCGCGGTTCGTTGAAGCCGCCTGACCGAGAATGTTCGCGAGCACATCGGTGTCGATCGTGATCTTGAACTGCTCGCCGGCGTCATCCGACCACATCGACATGAGGTTGAGGTCCGACTGGACTTCCATCACGTCGTCGAGCGCCAAGTTGAAATACTTGCCGCGATCGATGGTCAGCTCGACCAGGTTGCCGCTCGGGCGGTCAATCGCCAGATCGCTGTCAGCGAGATAGTTCTTGATCGCGATCGTCGGCTTCGTGCGGATTTTGACTTTGTCGCCCTGGTTGGCGATTTCGCCCTGATAATCCGTGTTCGAGATCGCGCTCAACACCGTGGAGGCGTAGAACTTCTCGATAAGTTTGCCCGACCAGATTTCGGGGATGAAACCGGTGGCCTGCAACGAGTTAGCCGTGCCGCCCATAGGATAGAGCGGAGGCGTCGTCGCGTTACCTGCGATAGGAAAGGGCATCTTAAATGCTCCCGAAGAGAAGGGTTACTTGATGCGCCCTTCACGCTCCGCAGCGAAAATCTGCTTTTCGATACGGTCCTTCTCCGCCTCGCGCCCGCGGAAACGTCCTGCGGCGCTGTCAGCGTAGAATTTTGCGATCTGTGCGCGTGTGAAGTAGGGCTTCTCAGCAGGGGCGGTTGAGGCCGCTGCAGTCTTGGCTCTGCCCGGCGCCGCCAGCGTATTGAGCGGGACTTTTCCCTGAACGGTAGCTCCGTCCGGAACGTCCGGCCCACTGTTTGCGGGGCTCACGGCAGCCTCTTCAGAGAGGAAGCCTCGGAAGAAAGCAAGCACCCGAGGGCCATCATTGCGCTCGTATGCCTGTTTCAACAGGTTATGACGTATAGCACCAGAATAAGCGTCTGGCAATTTCAGCCACGTCAAGAAATTCGGGTCGCGGTTTACTTCGCGCCAGTTCGGCATTGCTGCATCGAGCGACGCCTGCATGCGCTGGCGCTCGGTCTGGGTGACGTAGCCGCCAATGCCGCCCATTTGTTGTTTGAGGTAGTCGACTTCTTTCTTGAGCGCCACGACTTCCGGCGCCAGCTCTTCTTTGGCCTTCTTGCCGACGACTGACAGAAACTCGGAGCCGTAATCGGCCTCTTCTTCGGGCGTCAGGTATTTCTGCGTCGAGACCGTCTGCCCGCCAAAGTCGTCACCCCCATACCGCTGCGCCTCGGGCGGTGGCGCCGCCTGCAGCGAGATGATCACGTTCTCCATCGACGAAATGCGCTCGGTGAGCTGGCGGATCGTCGACTCGGCGCGCTCGTAGCGCCCCTTCATCGATTTGTATTTGTGCTCCCAAGACTGCTCGTCTTCGCCCGACGCCTGCTTGGTGTAAGTCTTCTGCTGGTTTACCTCTGCGGTAAGCGGCGCTTCGCTGCTTTTTTGCGTCTCTTTGGGTTGGTCGGGCTGGGTGGTTTGGTCGGAGGCGTCCTGCGCCGTTGTGGTTTCCTTGCCTTCAGCCGCCTCCCCATCTGCAGCCTGGTCTCCATAAATGCTCTTGAACGCCTCGGCCGAACGAGCCGCGGCCGCCTTCACAGCAGCGGGGATGGTTACATTGGCGTCAACCGGCGCAACTTCTGCCATTACTTCTTCTCCAACTGGTCGGCGGTCCGCACGCACTCTTCGAATAGCCGAAGGAGCGAGGCGCACTGCTGCGCTCGGCCTTGGGCGACAAAGATTGTGTCTGCCGGCGACGAGACACACTGATCGCGACGCGCGTCAGCGTAATTTTGAAACTCCGCCAAGAAGTTTGCCCACTCCTCGGGGGCTCTGCGAGCGACCTTCGCCGCTCGCAAAATCATGTCGCGGTCGCTCATTCAGACCATCTTGCTCATGAATGGAAACGACAGCTGGTCTTCAGCTTTGGGGGCCTTTTTGGCGTAGTTGTTCATCGAACGCTGCACCATGTCGCCGCCCGTCAGCTCGGAGCGCGCAAACCGACTCGGAAGACGCTCTTCCTTGTTGGGCTTGCCGCCCTTCTTCATCGGAGGCTTCTTCATGTTAGTTCGCCGATTTGGCGGTGCGGCCGCCGACCGCGACCTGAGACGAGCCCTTGCCGAACATCTTGCCCGAGCCGCCCTGGGCAAACTTGCCGGAACCGCCGACCTCGTGCGACGTCACGCCCTCTTTCTGCGGACCGGCGGACTGCTTGCCGGCCATATGGCCCGAGCCGCCGCGCGCAAACGAACCGCCTCCGCGACCCTCCTGCGAGGTCTGACCGGGCTTCTGCGGGCCGGCCGACATCTGCGAAAACATCTTGCCCGAGCCGCCCTTGGGGAACGAACCGGACTTCGTGGAACTGGGTTTATTTGCCATTCTACTCTCCTAACCGACCCCGCCTGCGATCCGGGTGCGAGGTCCCATATCCTTGGTGATTGCTCCGCCTTTTGGCGATTGACCGCCCTGCGCCTGCGCGGCCTGCTCGCCCATTCCGGCGTGACCGGGCATTCCCTGTGCTTGCGCCGCCGCGGCGGCCTGCTGCTGCATCTGATTGAGCTGATCGTCGGTCGGCACGACTTGCTCGCCTTCAAGCCCGATCGTGCCGGCCACCGCGCGCAACACGGCGGCGCGGCCTTTTGGTCCGACGATTTGCAGGTCGACCGGATTGGCCGTCGCCTGCAGAAATTCGAGCTGACGGCTGCGCTGCGTCTCGCGCTGCACGGCGACATTAACGCCGAGCACCTTGATCTCCTCTTGTCCGGTCAGCATGCCTGACGTGTCCGTCAGCATGAGCATGTCGAACAGCTGCTGCAGGAGAGGCTCCAGCACGTCGCGATCGATATTCGCCGCGACCGTCTGGAGAATTTTGCTCGCGTTGCCCATGAGCATCGCGAGGCCGGACGCGGTGCGACCGGCGCCGCCAGCGTTCTGCCCAAACAGGTATTTGGGTATCGCCGACAGCTCGTCGGCCATGTTGTTGAACGACGTAAAGACGCCCAGCAGCTCCTGCGAATTGGAGTTGGGCTGGAAGAAGTCCACCGGCTTCTGCGAGTTGTTGCCCAGCGGATCGCTCTGAACGTGCCAGCGCTTCCAGGGATACATCTCCTCGCCGTCCTCGTCGGGCGCCAGGCGATCGTCGTTGACGACGACCTGCGGTCCAGACGAAATCGAGAGGTTGTTGACCAAGGCCCGGAGCGACGCGTTGGCGACTTCCTGGATGTCGTTCAGAATGTCCGGAAGCCCGTTGCCGACCGGCGTGCCAGGCACTTTCTCGAAGCTCGTGATGAAGTATGGATGCCGCTTACGCGGGCTCGGCGACATCTGCACTTTGATGATGTAGCTGCCGATCATCCACGCCTGCACGAAATAATCACGCAGCGGATCGGGGATTTGTTCCTCCGGCACGCCATAATCCAGGAGCATGCGTCCCTGCACGTTACCGTGAAATTCAAGGCAGGAGATCATCCCCGACCGGTTCATCACCGGGTTCTCGCGGCTCTCCATCATGGCGCGAGAGCTGTCAGTGACGTCCCAATTATCGCTGATGCCGCCACGCCCGTAGTCATCGAGCACTTGGCGAATGGCTTCCGTGTTGTAGCCGGGCAGATCGAGCAGATCGTTCAAATCTGCACGAGTCAGTCGAGTCTTCTCGATGACCGCGGCGTCCTCAATGTCGCTGGCGCCCGGCGTCCACCAGATGTCAAACGGCGAGACGCGCGTCCAAAATAATTTGGGTTCTTGAGCGATAACCGCCTTGCCGTCCTGCCATGTCACCGACGGCACGATGCGAACGACCGGTCCCTTGATGCACGCAAAAGGAAATAACGGTAGGTCGGTGATAAACTCGGACATGGCCTTGTAGAAGCCGCCAACCGTCAGAATTTCATCGATTTTGTCTTCGGCGACTTCCGCCTGCTGCGCCGCCCGTTTCTTCGCCGCCTCGCGCGCCGCCTGCATGAGCTGCATCGTGCGGTCGCGGATGGCGTCAATGTTCGGCGGCGGGCCGCCAGCTTGCGCCATCCCCATAATCTCCGACTCGACGAGCTGCTGAATGCTCTGAAGAATTTCCGGCGGAACGTCGGGATCGGCCGGCGGTGCGATGCCCCAGGGGCGATCGGGCGCAAGATAGACGTCGCGCAGGAGCGAGCTGGCGCCGCGGCATTTCATTGCGATGACGCGCGCATAGACTTCGGACCCGCCGAATTTTCGGATTTCCTGGATTTTTGACGGTTCGTATTCGCCGTTGAACGCCCGCAGCGCGCTGAGAAGTCGGTTGCTCCAGCCGGCGGCGGCCGTGTTTCGGTGGCTGCGCATGATCTCGAACTGGGTCGTAATGAACCCGGCGAGATCGGACATATCCGTTGCAGACGCTTCGTCTTCGGCGGCGGCTTTCGCTTCGTCTCGCGCACGCATCGCCGCTTCGTATTCACTCGGCGGAACTACTCGCAGTAGTCCGGCTGAAATTGCAGACATACGAAAGCTCGGTTATGTTGTAGTAAAGGAGCCTGTATTATGGCACAAGTATTAGCTAATACACAAGTTTACGATGATGTAACCTTCGTAAAACTGGCTCGGGAGGTCGCAATAGGACTAAACTCTATTGAGACTATACTGAAACACCATCAAATAACCCAAACCGACTGGGACTATATCCGCGAGCACCCCCGGTTTTTGCAGTATCTGGAGCAAGAACAGGCGACGTGGGAGTCGGCGCTCAACACGCAAGAGCGTGTAAAGATCAAATCGGCCTCGATGATCGAACAGTGGTTGCCCGACGCTTTCGACAAGATGATCGACAAGAACGAACCGCTCAGCGGCCGGCTGGAGACGGCAAAACTCGTCTCGCGACTCGCCGGCATGGGCGTCACAGGCTTCGGCGTCTCAGGCGAGACGAGCGAAAAATTCTCGGTGACGATCAACCTGGGCGCCGACAACGCCATCAAGATCGAAAAAGAGACAGCGCCAAAAACAATCGAAGGCGAGTTGATGAATGGCTAAAATCGAATACACGGCGCCGCCCACATGCGCGCGCTTCATGCGCTCGCAATCATTCGGTCGTTTGATCGCGGGCCCGGTCGGCTCCGGCAAGACCACCGCCTGCCTCTTCGAACTGTTCCGCCGCGCGTGCGAGCAAGCGCCGGCCCAGGACGGTCTGCGATACACCCGCTTCGCCATCGTCCGCCAGACGCTCCGACAGTTGAAAGATACCGTCCTGAAGGACATCACAAGCTGGCTCGAAGGCATCGCCGAATACAAGGTCTCCGAGAGCACGATCTTCATCTCGGTGGGCGACGTCCGCAGTGAATGGCTGATGATCCCCCTCGACAACCCCGAGGACCAGCGCCGGCTCTTGTCGCTGCAGCTCACCGGTGCCTGGATGTCGGAAGCGATCGAGATGGACGTCGGCATCATCTCGCCTCTGGCCGGCCGCTGCGGCCGCTATCCCGGCGCCAATCTCGGCGGCGCGACGTGGTTTGGCATCATCGCCGACACCAACATGCCGTCCGAGGGCGACCCCTGGCACAAATTCATGACTGAGCCGCCCAAGGACTGGGAGATTTTCATTCAGCCCGGCGGCATGGAGGAGAATGCCGAGAACCTGGAGTGGCTCACCCAGACACCCGACACCCTCAAGCTCCCAATTACCTCAGAGGTAAGACGCACGCAGGGGCGCACCTATTATGAGCGCTTCATCCGCTCGAACTCCGAGGACTGGTGCACGCGCTACGTCCACGCACAGTTTGGTCCAGACCCGTCGGGAACGGCGGTGTTCCGCGAGAGCTTCAAGCACTCGTTTCATGTGGTCGAAGACCTCATGCCGGTGCCCAACCTCCCTCTCATTGTGGGCCAGGATTTCGGCCGCGACCCCTGCGCCATCATCTGCCAGCTCGATCACCGAGGAAGATTGCTGGTGCTGAAGGAAGTTGTCGCCGAGGACATCGGGCTCGAACTGCATATCGAGCGCGCGCTGCGCCCGGCGCTGATGGACGACCGGCTCCTGGGCCACGCGATTGCCGTCGTCGGCGACCCGTCAGGCGCCGCGAAGAGCACGCTTTACGAAGAGAGCTGTTTCGACATGCTGAAGCGAATGGGCTTCATGGCGTTCCCGGCGCCGACGAACGATCTCGACCCGCGGCTGCGCGCTGTCGACTCGTTCCTGCTGGCGCAACGGGATGGCGGACCCGCCATGCTCATCGACAAGCAAAACTGCCCAGCGCTCATCCGGGCGCTGGGCGGCGGCTATCGCTACGCAAAAACAAAGTCCGGCCAGCGGAAGCCGCTGCCGGACAAAAATGAGTATTCGCACATTGCTGACGCTCTTCAATACGCCTGCCTGGCCGCTCACAACGGCATGGCGGGCATGATTGCGTCGCGTTTGAGGCACGGACCGAGGCGGCGCGATCGCATCCCGATGTCCGCGTCGGCCTGGACCTAGGCGGCGTCGTCGCTGATATTGGCGCGGCGCGTCACCACGACATTGAGCGCCGCCCACTCGCGCACGTCGTCGGCGCGATAAAAGACGCTCTTGCCCAGTTTGACATAGTCGGGTCCAACCTTGTTGGAGCGCCAGGTCTGCAGCGTCTGCAGACGCACGCCCAACATCACGCACAGGTCGTCTTCCGACAACAACCCCAAGTTTACACGGATGTCTCGACCGCCCTCGCTCATGTAACGCACCCTAACGATGTGTTTCTATTAGAAACAATTTAAGGTGCGTTTCATTTGCGCTGTCAAGCAAGAACCCGCTAAACCAGCTCAAAAAGCAAATAATTAAGTGATGGTGTGGTGTTTTGATGGTGAGATTTCTAATCCAAAATTCATGCAGAGAGAGCGTCACGCGATGACGCCTATATCGCCGATCCAGTCAGGCGCGAATTCTCGCGTCGCGACATCG